TAAAGTGATGTTGGACATATCACAGATCAAGGACAGGGTGGAAGCACTGTCAGTGGACGAGGAAGCCAAGAAATCAGCGATACAATCACTGACCAACGCGGAAGAGGCTCTTGTAGTACTTGATGAGAACACTTACGAACCATTCCCGGAAGCGGACGAGATGACGTTCGAGGACGATGATGAGTTCTACGAAGCGTTCGGTGAACTGGGTTTCCCAGAAGACGAGACGGAATTATTTGACGCAGAGTACAGAGGACGTAAAGTGCCACTGAACAAACCAATGCGTGGTGATGTGAAGAAATTCAAAGTGTATGTTAAGGATCCAAAGACAGGCAACGTCAAGAAGGTGAACTTTGGACACGGTGGCAGTTCAGCGAGAAAAGCCGGACAGAAGACCATGAAGATCCGTAAGTCAAATCCAAAAGCGAGGAAGAGTTTCAGGGCACGTCACAACTGTGCCAACCCGGGACCAAAGACCAAGGCCAGATACTGGTCATGCAGGAAGTGGTAACATGCGTATCACTGAGGTCGTAGGGATCACGGAGGCCGAGTTCGAGAAGTTGGCCGAGAAGAAGGACGCCTGCTATCACAAGGTAAAATCAAGATACAAAGTTTGGCCATCAGCATACGCCAGTGGCGCATTGGTGCAGTGCCGTAAGAAGGGCGCGGCCAACTGGGGTAACAAGAGCAAATGAGGATCACGGACGTAATCACAGAGAAATGCTGGAAGGGGTACGAGAAGCGGGGCATGAAGACCATGTTCGGCAAGCGTGTGCCCAACTGCGTCAAACGTGAGGACATCGACTTCTGTGTGCGTTGTGGCGACATCATAGTGGCAGAGACATTGAACGAGGACCTCAAGAAATGGTTCAAACAGAAATGGGTTAGATTCGGTCCCAAGGGCAAGATCAGGGGAGCCTGTGCTCGTGGCAGTGAGAAGGAAGGCAAACCAAAATGTTTACCAGCCAAGAAGGCCTACGCACTGGGCAAGAAGGGTCGCGCGAGTGCGGCACAGAGAAAGAGAAGACAGGACCCAAATCCCAACAGGCGTGGTAAAGCCAAGAACGTGGCCACCAAGAAAAAATAGTTTACATACCCCACAAAGTATAATATAATACACGCTCAACAACAGGAGAAACAAATGGCAGTAAGAAATTTCAACGACGCTGAGAAGCAGAAACTAATACAGATCATATCACAGGGCTCACAGGTACTAGGTGAGGTCGAGGACTTGAAAGGTGGATTGAAAGACACAGTAAAAGCAATAGCAGAGGAACTGGAACTCAAACCAGCACTGATCAACAAGGCCATATCTGTGGCACACAAGGGCAACTACCAGAACATCGCGGACGAGATGGACACACTGGAGAGCATCCTAAACACGGCCGGCAAACTTTAATGTTCGCGAAAGTCAGATCATTCTGGCTTCGTAGTTTTGAGAGTGACCGTACAGCGTTCTACTTCGAACTGGTCAGTTTCATTTTCACTGTAGGAGCCAGCCTCACACTCGCGATCACGGCCGCGGACCCAGACATGACAATAATCTATCCGGGATTCTTCATTGGAGCGGTCACACAATGTTACGCCGCCTACAGGAGGAACGCCGCATTCGTGATGATGATCACTGGCTACTTCTCAATCATAAATGTCTACGGCTACGGCGTGGCAAGTTACTGGTGGTAGAATGAGTTACATAGACGCACTATACAAGAAGGACGAGGACAGGATCTACGTGGTGGAGCGTGATCCCAAGAAGGGTCGCATATTCACCGAGTACGATGCCAGGTACGTGTTCTACTACCCGGACGCCCGAGGCAAGCACAGGGGCATGACCGGAGAGCCACTACAGCGCGTGGTGTGCCAGACACACAAGGAATTCATAAAAGAGCAACGGGTAAGATCAAACAAGCAACTGTACGAACACGACATCAATCCGGTGTTCAGGTGCCTGGAGGAGAACTACCTGGGCAAGGAGACCCCGAAACTGAATGTTATGTTTTTCGACATTGAGGTGGACTTCGATCCAGATCGAGGTTACTCAACGACGGATGATCCGTTCATGCCCATAACTGCCATAAGTTGTTACATGAGCTGGACGGATCAACTGGTCACACTGGCGGTGCCACCCAAGACAATCAGCATGAAGGACGCCGAAGAGCTCACGAAGAGATTCGACAACACCATGCTGTTCGAGAAAGAGAAGGACATGCTGGACGCTTTCCTACAACTTGTGGAAGACGCGGACATATTGAGCGGATGGAACTCAGAGGGTTATGATATACCCTACACCGTGGGCCGGATACAGAAAGTTTTGAGTGGAGACGACACGAGGAGATTGTGTTTCTGGGGTGAGAAGCCCAAGAAGAGGGTGTTCGAGAAATATGGTCGAGAGCAGTTGAGTTTTGATCTTGTGGGCAGGGTGCACCTGGACTTGCTGGAACTGTACAGGAAATACACATACGAGGAAAGGCACAGTTTCAGACTTGATGCGATTGGAGAACATGAACTTGGTGAGAAGAAGACCGTGTATGAAGGTTCTCTTGATAATCTATACAAGAACGATTTTGGCTTGTTCATAGAATACAACAGACAGGACACGGCACTGCTGGCCAAACTTGAGAAGAAATTGAAGTTCATAGAACTGGCCAACGAGATCGCACACCAGAACACCGTGCTACTACAGACCACGATGGGCGCAGTGGCAGTGACGGAACAGGCCATAGTGAACGAAGCACACAGGAGAGGCATGCAGGTGCCCGGCAGGAAGTACAAGAAGGAAGGTGAGGAGAACCAACCAGCCGCTGGCGCATACGTGGCCACGCCTAAGAAAGGCATACATGACTGGATCGGATCCATTGACATCAACAGTCTATATCCTAGTGTGATCAGGGCATTGAACATGGGTCCAGAGACCATCGTGGGACAGATAAGGCCAGTGATAACTTCCGCGGAGATCAACAGGGCCAAACACGCTAAGAAGTCGTTCGCGGCCGCGTGGGATAGCCAGTTCGGCTCATGGGAGTACCAGGCAGTGATGAAACAGGACAAGGGCACGGAGATCATAGTGGACTGGGAGGACAAGACCAGTGTGCGTATGAGTGCGGCACAACTGTATGAAGTGATTTTCGATGGCAACAACAAGTGGATGCTCAGCGCGAATGGAACAATATTCACATACGAGTATGAGGCCATAATACCAGGATTGTTGAAACGTTGGTACGCGGAGAGACAGGAGATGCAACAGAAGATGCGTGACTGTGGCGACAACGAGATAGAACGCGAGTACTGGGACAAGAGACAGTTGGTCAAGAAGATCAACCTGAACAGTCTGTATGGAGCGATACTGAACCCAGGATGTAGATTCTTTGACATCAGGATAGGTCAGAGTGTGACACTCACAGGTAGATGTATCACGAGACACATGGCCAGCAAGGTCAACGAAGTTGTGGCGGGCAAGTATGATCACTTGGGCGAGAGCGTGATATACGGCGATACTGATTCCGTTTACTTCTCGGCCGCAAAGACATTGGAAAAAGAAATCGAATCAGGCGCCATACCATGGACCAAGGACAGCGTGGTGGCACTGTATGATCGTATAGCAGATGAGGTCAACGGCTCATTCAAGGCATTCATGACCCGGGCGTTCCACACTCCGAGCACAAGAGGAGAAGTTATTGCGGCGGGCAGGGAATTGGTCGCTAGTAAAGGATTATTCATCACAAAGAAGAGATATGCGGTGCTGTACTATGACAAGGAAGGTAAACGTGCGGATGTGGAAGGCAAAGAGGGCAAAATGAAAGCGATGGGGCTAGATTTGAAGAGATCGGATACCCCTGTGTTCGTGCAGGACTTCCTCAGTGATCTACTGTACATGGTGCTGACGGGCATGACAGAGAAAGAGGTGCTTGAGAAGATCAGTGAGTTCAGGGCGGAGTTCAAGGCCAGACCAGGTTGGGAGAAGGGTTCACCTAAACGTGCCAACAACATGACCAAATACACCGAGGAAGAGAACAAGAAGGGCAAGACCAACATGCCAGGACACGTCAGGGCCAGCATGAACTGGAACAGGTGCAGGGAGATGTACGGTGACAAATACTCCATGCCCATAACGGATGGCGCCAAGGTGATAGTATGTAAACTGAAATCTAATCCCCTAGGTTACACCAGCATAGCATACCCTGTAGACGAGATGCGTATACCGGAATGGTTCAAGGAACTGCCGTTTGACTCAGATGCCATGGAGAGCACGATACTTGATCAAAAGATCGACAACCTCATAGGTGTGTTGGGTTGGGACGTACAGAGCACGGAGACCACGAACACATTCAACAAACTGTTTGAATTCTAAATACCTTTATGTTGAGCATCGAAGAAATAAAATTACTGATAGAAAAATTAGAGAAAGTCAAGAAAGAGGACCTGCAGGAGTTGATAGACTCAAATCTAAAAATTCTCAAAGACATAGAACTGGCTGTTGACGCCAACAACAAGGAGGCCATAGACAGGTTGGACAAAACCCCAGACTGGTTCAGAAGGGACCTTAAACAGAAACAACAGGAACCCACAGTTACCCCTGATGTGCGCAGGATGGTCCAGTCAAAGATATTCCAGTTCGCTAGGACCAACATCTACAACAGCCTAGAGATAGGACCAGGTGATGGCATGTTCTCAATGGACTTCCGCGCATGGAGGCTAAACTATTTCCTTGATGTACTGCGTGACAGGGAAAAGGTCATCAGAGATTTGTTTAATCCTCAGCATCACAAGTACCTCAGATTTTTGACAACTGATAAAACTAGTTGTGACACTGTTCCGCAAGGCAGTTGCAACCTCGTGTTCAGTTGGGACACCTTCGTGTTCTTCACACAACAGCACGTGCGACAGTACTTACATGACATCAAGAGGGTGCTGATACCCGGTGGCTACTGCTTCATACAGTATGCGGACTGCCACTATGACCTTGAACTGGACCTGGCCAAGCGAGGCTACTGGAACTACAACACCAAGACCGCCATGGCAGAAATGATCCTGCAGGAGGGATATGAAGTGGTAGAAATGAACCAATTCCGACCCGGGGCGAGTTATGCCATATTCCGTAATCCTGGTAAACAAAATCCAGTTGTTTACGGAGTTTCTGAATTAACACTAGACTAAGATCTAAATATCATATACAATAGGAGTATTATGATAGACATCTTAAAAGACATCGTTAAACACACGCATGGATTGGGATTCTTGGATCTGGTCAAGATCACTGGGGACGATAAGGAAACTACTATCGACTCAATGGCCGAAGACAGATCTGTGATCCTGCAGGGGTCTTTCCACAAACCACAACCGGAGATGACGGGTACGTTCGGAATGCCTCAGATGGGCAAACTGGACATCCACCTGAAGTGTCCGGAGTACAAGGAGAAGGCGAACATAACAGTGTTGTCCGGTGAGAGAAACGGCGCAACGGTTCCGACGGGTATCCATTTCGAGAACGAGAAGGGTGACTTCAAGAATGACTACAGGTTCATGAACGCCGAGATCATCAACGAGAAACTCAAGACGGTCAAGTTCAAGGGCGTCAAGTGGGACGTCGAGATCGAACCTTCAGTGGCGAGTGTGCAGAGATTCAACTTCCAGGCCACAGCAAACACAGAACACAATTCATTCGTCGTGAGGACGGAGGATGGAAATCTGGTATTCACCTTCGGTGACCAAGCGTCACATGGTGGTGAGTTC